CCGCGTGCGAATCGGTCATGGTGACCGTGGTCTGCTCGCGATCCCACAGCACGGCCTTGGAGAAGTCGCCGAGCAGGCCGGTGCCGGCTGCCTGGGACTCCGACTCGACCACCGGAACGCCCCACACGGTGCGCTGTCCGATGCCCTGCGGGCCGCCGTAGTAGTACCTGTTCTCGCCGTCCTTGGCCAGGTCGATCGCCTCGGCGTCGGAGGGGTTGAGCACCAAGGCGGTCGGGTTGACCCGGCCGACGGTGCGCAGCTTGGTCACACCCTTGCGGATCGTGGTGAACAGATCGGTGGCGTACGCCTGCGTCTGGATCGACGAGGTGTTGTTGATGCCGGTGAAGTTCTCACCCGAGCTGTTGCCGTTGAGGATCTGGTCCTCCTCGGCCTCGGCGACATCGGCAGCCAGCTGGTCGTTGATCAGACCCTCGAGCTGTGCGACGTCGGCCAGGGCGCGCTTGGTGACGGGCACCCATTCGGCGATCGTCTTGACGTTGGTCGTGACGACCGCGAACGCCCACGAGCCCTCGGGCTTGTAGCCGCCGCCGGTGGCGTTGGTGAAGGTGACCGCACCCGACGCGCCGGCCACGGCGGTCGGAGCCGCCGAGCTGGTCGCCTCGGCGACCACTGCGGCCGCGTTGGTGTGGCTGGTTTCCTGCACGAACTCCACCGCGTCCGAGGCGGTGCGCCGGTTGGCGACCAGTCCGCGGATGGTCAGCGGCTTGCGGCCGAGGAACTCGACGATGTCGGTGCGCTCGTTGGTGACGAACGCGCCGGCCGAGGTGGAGCTGGCACCGGTGAACAGCGCCTTGACCGCGATCGGTGCGGTGTTGACGCGGCTCTTGGCCGGGATGCGGCCATCAGGGAAGCCGGCCAGCATGGACTTGAACTCCGGGGACTCGACCACGGTGACGCCCAGGCTGCGGACGCGTGCCTTGACGTCGGCGTGAGTGGGGACGCCCACCTCGTCGGCGAAGGACTTGGCGGCCTCGATGACCGACTCGTCGGCCTTGACGGCCTTGATTCCGTCGAGCACGTCGTGCAGAGCCTTCATGGAGGTCTCGTAGGTGTGCCGCTCGTCGTCGGTCATCTCGCGGCCTTCGTCGGCGGCCTTGCCGGCTACCTCGCGCGCCTTCTTGGACTCAGCCTCGGCGCGCTCTTTGAGCATGGTGATGCGTGCGCTCATTGTGCGATTTCCTTTCAGGAAGGGGTTATGCGACCTCGGCGTCGATGGCGCCGAGTATCGCGTCGATATACGCCGAGCGGTCGACGGACGGGGTCAGGATGGCCTCACGCGGCGACTCCTCGGACACCTCGGCCAAGTCGTCGGACTTGGTCTCGGTGTCGTCGTTCGCCTGGCGAGACGGGCCCGACACGCTGGCCTTCTGCTCGTTGTCAGTTGTGCTGTCGAGAACGGACAGCACGCGGCCCAGGGCCTCATGCGCGCTGCGCAGTTCGCTCTCATTTTTGGCCGACAACACCCGGCCAGCTTTCACATCGGTCAGCAGGCGGTCGGCGACGACCGGCATCTGCTTGACCGCAAGAACTTCGGTGAGCTCGTTGGCGCCCACGGTGACGACTGAGACTTCGTACAGTTTCAGGTCGCGGATCTCGTAGACGTCCTCGCCGTCTTTGGTCAGCGACTCGCCGTCGATCACGTCGTAGGCGAAACTCATCTGGTCGATGCGCTTGCCCTTGAGCATCCGGTAGACCTGCTTGGCTTTCGGGTTCTCCAGGTCCAGCTGCGCGGTGACCTTCAGGCCGACCTCGTCCTCTTCGGCTGAGACGACGTGGCCGATGTTGAAGTCAGGGTCGGCCATGTTGTGGCCGAACAGCAGCGGGATGACACCGCCGGACTTCTCCCACCGCTCGAGGTCGTTGGCAAACGCACCTTTGACGACGATGTCGCCGTAGGAGTCGACGTTGCCGAACACCGATGCGTAGGCGGTGAACTGGCCCTCAGCCAGGCCGTCGTCGGGTCCGGCCTTGAGCTTGATGTCGCAGGCGTTTTTCGTCAGCATGGCTTACTCCTGGCTGCTCAGTTCCGAGGTTCGCTTGCCCACTAGCAGCTCAGTGGGCTGGTTGTCCTGATAGATGCGGATGAGTGCGGCTGGGTCGTCTTCGGTGGCCTCGATCGCGAACTCGCTGCCTTCGATGCCGAGGGTGCCGTCGATCATCAGGTGCTCGATGACGCCTTCGCCGTCGTCCCAGCTGACGAGTTGGCCTTCGGTGAATCCCCCGGCCTCGGGCACGCCCTGGCCGTAGTCGCCGTAGTCGTCGTCGGATTTGATGCGGCGCGCGGGCGCGGCTGCGGCGGCCGGCTCCGGCGGTGCGGCAGGTATAGGTGACTGGTCGCCGTTCTGCGTCACGTTCAGCGGCACGATGAGTGCGTCCCCGCCCTCGATGGGCGGGCGGTTGTCCAGTGCGCGGGCTTCGTTGACGGTCATCGTCGGGCCGCCGACGGCCTGGGCGATCGCCGCGGCGCGTTCCTCGAAGCTGCCAGTGAGCTTTTCGCGCATATTGAACTCGACGTAGAACCGGGCGGGTTGCGGCTCAAAGTCTTTGAGCAGCTGCAGCTCGATCTCTTCTTCGATCATCACCAGAATCGGCGCGAGCGTGTCCTGGTAGAGCATCTTGTGCTGCTCGGAAATGTTGGAGAACGTGGCGTTGTCCAAGATGCCGATCATCGGCGGCGGGATGAAGTAGGCCGCGGCAACTTCCTCGCGGGTCAGCTTGCGCGACTCGATGTATTGCAGATCGCGGGCGGTCTGCGAGACGGGTTTGAACTGCATCCCGTCCTCGAGGATCGGGGTGCCGCCGGCGCCGGGTCCGTTGCCGGAGTACTGGGATTGCCAGGCGGTGCGGAAGCGGTTGCGCGCGGCATCCGACCATTCCGGTGAGTCCTTGGGCCGCTCGAGGTAGCCCGACATGCGGGCGCCGTTGCGCATGACCTGCTCGCGCATCTCCGAGGCTGCGAACTCCTCGCGCAGGGTGCGGCGCAGCGCCTCGAGCGGGCTGATGCCGGTGTCCTTGTCGAGGCCGTAGCCGCGGAAGTACACCACCTGATCGGCCGGATAGATCTTGGTGCCGGAGGTGCCGTCAACCTTGAAGCCGTTAGGCGTGAGCCAGTTGTCGCCCTCGGGGGTGACGATCTGCGGCGGGATGCGGACCAGGCCGTTGGCCTCGGTGGTGATCTTGGTCTTGAGCCAGTAGGCGCGGTCATAGATCGCGAAGTCGCACACCAGCGCCTGGATAAACCGGTAGCGTGTGGTCCACGGGTTGGGTTGGCGCAGCATCAGCGCCAGCGGGTGGTCCTGCAGGCGGCGGCGGTCGGCGTCACCGACGCGTTCGTAGAAGTGCAGGCCGAGCTGGGCGATGTTGCGGGCTAAGAAGCTGACCACGGTGCGCACCGATTCCTGGGTGCGGTAGATCTCAGCGTAATCGGCGTAGTAGGTCGACGACAGCTGGATCCGCGACGGTGGGGCCAGCGAGTACCGTGTGCTGCGCGACAGCGCCTGGACCGAGCCGGCGGTGGCGACGAAAGCCATCTAGCACCGCCTCTCAGAGCAGCTGGGTGAAGTCCACATTGATCCGGTCGATTCGCACTTCGCCGTCAGCCGGCACCGGGTCGGCGCCGGGCTCGTGCACGGTGGCGCCGCGCAGCACGATGGCGTCACGTCCCTCATGCGTGCACACCCCGCCGATGGCGTTGCCGCTGATCAGGTTGACCAGCACGGTGCGCCCGATCAGCGAGGGAAGTCGGTTAAACAACCATGAGCTCCGATGTCTCGTATGAGGAGCGCCGCGTCGGCGCTGCAGTTTCGACCGCCCACACCGCACCGATGGCGGCCTTGAGCGGTGCGGCGTCGGTCGGGCTGGCAGCCAGGTCGATCACCCACGCGCCTTGGGAAAGAACTTTGACGCTGGCCGAGGTGGCCGCGGCGTCCAGGCCCGGATGGGCGAGGTGGCGCAGCCGGCGTTTCTCGAGCCGGTCGAACATGATGCCGGTCGCCGATCCGAGATCCGGCCCGGCCCAGGCGATCACGGGCAGGTTCGCCGCGGTGCCATCGGGCAGGCGGGCGTTGGTGACGTCATCGACCAGCGAGGTTTCCGGTGCACCGTTGGACTGGATGACGATGCCGCTGTAGGAGTTGCGGTTTTCGATCAGCCACGGGATGACCCAGTCGTTGCCGTTGCGGTCGGCGGCGATACCGACCAGCGAGTTGCCGTCCTCGTCACGCGCAGCGCGGGCGATGTAGCACTTGGAGCGGTTCCAGCTCATAGCCAGGCACACCATGCGCGGTGTTTCCGGTGCGGGTGTGGCGTCGTTGTCGAATGTTTCGCGCCAGGAACCTTCGGGGAAGGGCCCGGCCTCGGCCATCGACATCCACCGGCACAACACTTCAATCTCGAACTGCGAGGGTGGGTTGGTGCGCAGCGCCGCAGCGATCGCACGCTCGGTTACGCAGTTTTCAACCACGTCGGTGTGGTTCATGCTCGGGTTGGCTTGCGCCCATGCGGTGCGGTCGGTGCGTTTGGCGTCCGGGTCCGCGGACCACTCGAACCAGCCGAGAACTTCCTCGCCTTCGGCGAGATATTCGGCCATCTCCTCGTCGACATCTTCAAGAATGTCGGCGTCGGTGTCGCCGTCTGGCCAGCCCAGGCCGCGGTGGGCCTGGGCGCGCAGGTAGCGCAACACCACGCTCAGCGAGTCGCCGGCGTTGGAGAACGCCCACGCCTGCGCGCGCGGGCGGGCGTTCATCGTGTTGGTGACCGCTGACCAGGAGTCCCAGGATTGGTGCTCGCGCAGCTCGTCGAGCAGGACCAGATCGCCGGAGAAGCCACGGCCGCCCTTGCGGGATGCGGCGGCGACACGGTACTGGCAGCCCGAGAGCAGACGCATCACCTTCGGGTGCCCCAGGGACACCTTTTCGATGAGCTCCTCGAGCTCCTCGATGGACTGGGCCCACTCCACGGCCTCGGCCCACGCCTTCTCGGCGTTGGCCAGATCCTGGGCGGTGCCGATCACAGTCGGGGAATCCAGTGCGTACAGATGCCACAGCGCCAGGACCAGCATCAGCATGGTCTTGCCGGACTGGCGGGCGACGGTGGTGACCACGAAGCGGAATCGCGGGATCCCGGTCTCTTCGTCGAGCTCAAGGGCGTGGATGAGCAGCCAACGCTGCCAGGGAAAGAGTTTGACGCCCAGGATGTCCTCAGCGAAGGCGATCGCGGCGAAGCCGTGCGTGGTGTCCGGGGTCAGCTCACGCTTAGGCGGGGTGAAGACCCGCGGCTGCTCGACGCCGAGGATCAACCGGTGGCCTCGGCGGCGGGCTTGCGGGTCATCTGCCGCACCGCTGCCAGCCGGCCAGTCTTGGAATCCGCGCCCTTGCGCAGCTTGTCCAGCGTTTCCGACAGCCGGTGGGCCGCGGACGGGTGCTGGGCGATCGCCAGCGGCGAATCCAGCACTCTGGCCAGCGCGATCGCGATCTCGACGAGGCCCTGGCGGCTGCCGATGGTCGATAATGAGCCAATTTCAGCCAAGACACCGGATTCGACGCGGCCGGGCTCGTGGTCGTCGGCATCGACCGAGGTCGGCAGGGCGGTGACCGTCGCTGGGGAGTGTTTGCTGCTGAGCATCCGCTGCCGGCGCATCTTGTCGTAGTCGCGGGAGGCCTGCTTGCAGGAGTCGCAGCGGCAGCCGGTGTTGTACCTGGTCCGCGTGCCGTGCTGTGCTGCCATGTCGGGTCGCTTTCTCGGCTGGCCCCGCCAGCAAACTTTCAGCTACCGCCAGCAAACGGCCAGCTAACCCGGCTGGGCTCTAAATGTGGAACTG